AGATTCTAATTGACAAGGTGAATTATATAAATCAATAAATAACTGACAGTGCCAATCATACATGTTCATACCACAATTTTGAAAGAATGACATCATTTGATCTGCATTCAAACCAGTCTTGAGAAGACTTATAATGATGGTATATGTATCAGTTAATATATTAGCATTATGAATCCAACCAGTTGCAGATATAGGTTGATTCTTATTTTTCCATTCGAAAGCCATGATTTTATATTTTGAGTTTGAGTATTAAATAATTAGAACTTACTTTTCATCGAAGAACACGTCGTACATAGTACACGAAAGTTTATAAAAATACCACTACTATGAATTATAGTAGCGGTATAGTTTCTGTTATTTATGACCTTAGTCAATTGCCTGAATTGGCAACACAGTACTCCTACTGCAACCGTATCCTTTTATTTACGAGGTTGTTTGTTTCGCCGACACTGGTCGATCCTTCCTCGGATAGTTTCATCCTACTAGCGTACATAAATGCACTTGGCGCGGTTAACTATCAAACTAATAACTGTTCGAATACCTTGACAGTCAAAAAGCCGACATAATACCATATCACTTAGTCTGGTATAAATAACTCTGTAACTCTACAGTAGTTAATATGTCTTTAAATTATGGGAACGCTGGTGTGAATGCCATAGGCAAGCGTTGTAGTCTTCCGAGATACATCCTCGTACTACTACTGTCCCTTAGTTGGTGTGCCCTATAGCATGCTGACGTATAGCATGCGTAGCTGTTTAAAACTGGAGATTTCCTCCTCAAGTTGTTGTTCATATCGAAGAGATATAATCTCTCCTTTATAAAATCTAGTATGCGTGAATAAAAAATAACCACTCTCCTTCCATATATTGCTCCAACTCGATGGATTGACTCAATGGCTTTTCTGGTGGTTGTGAAATATGATTAATAAAATAAGGTTTACGATACCTCAAAACGTAGTTCAGTATTATACTGCTTCATTAAAAACAGGACCTTTATGCCAATCAACTTTATATTCATCTTTATTGAGAGTATTCCAATCATCTAAACTCATTTCGTTACTACGTGTTCTATAAGATGCAGTATACATTGATTCACTTTCAGTGCCAGTTTGGCTAGATGCTAATTTCTTAGCGGATTCTGTATCTAATTCAGAAACTTGTTCGCGTAGTAATTGAAGTTCATCAGCATACTTACTATCAAAAGAATGACTAACTTGAATACTTTCATATTCATAACAATCATATTCAATCATATCTGTTAATGGATTATAATTGAGATTGTAGAAATACTTAAGTTCACCATATCTTTTAGACTTCAATGGATATAACTCCATTGTTGTTGGTCTACCTAAAAGAATGAGTATTGCATTCTTTCTTTGATAAATAGGCATGAATAATATCAAATCTTTTATATTATCTGATACATTATGTGTACTAAGTAAAGCCATAAAAATGATTAAATCTTTTTCTGCTTCTAATGCGTTATTTTTGTTTGAACGTGCCATAATATTATATATTTTAAGTTTGAGTATTAAATTGATAACTGTGTTACTTAAGCCCAGTATAGCCCTCGTCTTACGACTGATAAAATCATAACCGACTACAATGGAGTATTGTAGCCGTATTATGATTTCCTTATATTTTTACAACTTCAAATGTGTAAGAGTAATGCTTTAATCTACTTACTAAATAAAGCATATCACGAACACATAGTAAATCTAAACGTACTGTATTATTTTCTTCTAGTTCATCAACGCAATAGAAATTTCTTCCGTTTTCATTACTGATATTCTCTATCTCACGAAATGTACTTCTATCTCCACTAAATACAATGTTTACACGTCTATTAGATTTACCAAAATGGTCTTCCATTTCAGCTATAAGTTGAAATAACTTATTACGTAATCTCATTCGAAGATTCATATTATCAAACTTACTGATAATCTTTTCAACTTCAACAATAAAATCAGCTACGTTTGGTGAAAGTTGAATGTCATAAATAAAATGACTCACTATAGCTAATAATTTGGCAAGATTATGAAAGTCCTGTAGTTCTGTATCCTGCATAGCAGTTGTAATTATTGATGTTACACTTGCTATTAATTTTTGTATGTTTAGCATAATATTTTGAGTATTAGTATAAGTTGAGTAAATACCCGCAACGAGTGTTACGGGCTTATTATTTAAATTCCTTTAAGTCTTTTCCATATATTAACAATACCACTTATTCTATCCTCATCTATTATCTTCTGTAAAGATGGAACAGGAATATGTGCTGTTGTTTCAGCATAATTGTGATAAGCTGTATGAATTTCACTTAAAGGTAATGACCAATTAACTTTCTCACCTTTTGAGTTGGTGATATCTTTAAGTACTACATATCTTCCTTCATGTGTCAATGGCTCAGAAAAAGTTCCTTCAGCACATTCTAACCAACCACATAAGTGTTGGTTAATATCTTCAATCATTCTATCTACTGATATTTCTAGGGATACTGTTTGATTAGGCATAATATATATGTTTTAAGTATTAATTTGAGTAAATGAGATGTGAATATAAACAAAAATAGTACTATTAAGCTGTGTTATAACTATAGATTAATTCTATCAATTATTAATATAGGCTTAATAGTACTATTGTTATTGTAAAACGGTAATGGGTTAATGTGGGTTTATATATGGGTATGTTGTGTGTTAAATGTATACTAATACAAACAACTTTATATGCACTTGAACTATGTCTTATAGGAGAACTAGCCCGCCACCTGCCCAAGGTACAAAAAATATTTGACACTAAATACCACTTTTTGACAAAAACAGTGAAATAGTTTAAAATAAATGTAAAACTTAACATTAAATTAACATTAAATTAACATTGGGTTAACATTAGTTGATTATATAGACTTGAACTACATGCAGGCATTTAACCTGAAATCAATGTTATTATAATTATATAAGGTTATTGGTTTATATCATATATATAAACAAACTAACTACCCTTGTGGTAGTTAGTTTGTAATGATTACGGTCCAGCAACAACTGCAGGCGCTTCAGCCGTAGCAGTTGGTGCAGTAATCATGGCAGCAGCAGTCTCCGCAAGGAGCAATTCTACCATACCTTTAGGAGCTCCGACGAAGGAGGAATCCGTAAGGGATTTAAGGCAAGTCATTGCCGTCTCAGAAACAACCCCGTCTTTCCATTCTCTCTGTAAAGCAACATGACCTTTGGGAATGTTGATTGCAGGGAATGAACGGTGACTGCCGACGATAGGAGCAGGATCCGTTTTTAATACATAAACCCAAGACACCAATGGTGCGTTGGTTAAGAGGTCTCTACCTCTTAACATGTATCCGTCTTTTAACGGATTAGAGCATACCGTTTTGGTAGGCTCAACAGAAGTGATGGCCACAGCACGATAAGAGACACCGTCTCGTTCGACTTTGTCGATTTCGATTAATGTGTTGGCAGCGTGAGCAGCCATGAACATTACCTCATGTCCAGCTTCGTTGGACTTGATGATTTGAAAAGAAGTCTCCTTCTTTGCTGCCGCTTTTGTGGCATCGATGGCTTTTTGAGCCATGATTTCTTGATATGTCATATCAAAGTGGTTTAAGAGTTAATTGTCAATACGACCTAGGGGCTCCATCCCCCGTAAAACTTAACGGGGGTTCAAAGGATATGTGCTATCACCCGTTTCACACACATATTCTAGAAAAAATAAAAAAAAAATAAAAAAAATTAACAGTTTTTCACTTTTTTGTGCACTTTATCAATATATTTACTGTATATTTGTAATAACATAACACAAAAATGTTAAACATAATACAATTTAAACAATAATGTTATTATTAGAACTAACTACTTTGACATCCTCAGCACGATCTCGTAAACTCGGAATCAACATAGATGAAGATGACCTTATTGAAGTAAGAACATCCATTAATATAGATGCTATTACTCATTTAAGTGAGCATCCTGAGAATGACAGACTAACTAACATTTATTTAACTAGTGGAGGATATGTAACTAGCCCTGCATCATTTGATGACATACGTAACTTACTTGATCCAGAGCAATCTGACCTACCTGACCTTCCATTTAACACAGATCATGTCCAATATAAACTATAGTAAGAATAACGAAAATATTAACACTTCATGTAAGATCGTACGTTACGGTAAATACCAGGAAACCTACAATGGTCCTGGAGATATAACAACAAAGGTAATCAAATCAATATCAATTGAAGCATTTTTTAGATTATATCTAGAATTAAATAATGTAATTGGATATCGTAGAATGGGTTCGGAAATAGTCGACATGCGACTAGCTAAGACGCCAATCGACTTGTTAATTCATTTAATGATGAAAGATAGAGACTACACGATTGTATTTAGAAATAAAGATGCAACACTAGTTAAATTAGGAAAAGAATTAGGTAAGAGTGCCTCGTCAATTTATGCTACATTAAGTAAATTACGTCATGCAGGATATGTCATCAAGGATGAAGATAATCTATTAGTATTAAATCAAGAATTAACTGATTTAATAACAGATGCGCGTAAATATACTGATACGGACGAACCACTCAAATTTGATTTTCTATTTAAATTCTGTGTACTAGATCCACAATAATATATGTCACGTAGATTAAAGCAAGATGATTCATTAGTACCACGTGTAATGAAAGAAATAGCAAAGGAATTAAATATAAGTGAAGACCTAACCAGACATGCAATACAGCACTTCTTTCAATGGCAACGAGATGCATTTAATAATTTAAAATATACTAAATTCTTATGGAATTACTTTGGTACATTTTCTATATTACCTAAAAGGTATGAAAAATGGATTCAATCAGACAAATATAAAAAACAACAACTGGACTTAAGGAAGAAATTAAAAGCTTTAAAAGAGTCTGAACAACAATTAACTAACAAAGATAAATAATAAAACAATGAGTAAAAAGAGTAGACCAACCAAGACACGAATTAAAAAAGCAAGTTCATACGTTGACAATAGAAAACGTCAAGAAAATGATGAAACGCGTGAGAAACAAATTAACGCTATTCTACAAGGTCAAGAGGCTATTGATAAATGGAATACTGAATTAGTAGGTACAACCGGTTGGAAGAAAGATGTAAACCTAGTAGAACATTTCAAAAATGTACAATTAGAAACAGGTTTAATCGTTCAAATGTACATGGAAAACCCAATTAAGAATATCGCACGTAATACAGAAACTGGTAAAGTAGTACAGTTAGAATGGAGTTTACGTCAAATAGATGCACGTGTACGTAGTACAGATAAAAACAAATGGGTTAATACACCATTCCCTGTCATTGATAAAGGTATGATTATGGCTATCTCACCGTCTACATTAATTTGGTATCATGAACAAAAAGAAAAACTAGCCAAGTACGATTCTGTTGCTGCAGAAGCTTTCATTGTACCTAAAGTAGGTGATATCGTATATACCAAGTTATTTAGGTTTAAAGATAACAGATATTACGTTAACAAACAAGAAAAGTGTGAAGACTTTATTATGAATCAAGAAGAGATTCGTTTGAAGCATTTTCAGAACTTATTCTTAATTGAGAACTTTGATATTGAATCAATTGTACGTCCTGGTAAACAAAATGATATGAGCGATAAACAAATCTTAATTGATGATAGATATGTTGATATCGATCCAGATCCAGAAGAAATTGTAGCCAACCCAGATGTAGATAACAGTGATCACCTAATCGAAAACTAATTGAACGAAGAAACAATAAAAGGAATAATAGCATGGATATTACTATTAGGATTAATAGTGATATTCATTGCTCTTTAAAACTTAACATATGAATATAGATAAAAAATACATAATAGTAATTGCATCAGCAGCATCATTGATTATTTTAATGAACATTATAATGCTAGTTATAGCTTTCAGACCTAATGAAGCAATAGAATATAATAAACAAGGTTTCCAAATGATTCAGTCTAGATTAGATAAAATTGACAGTACCTTCATTGCTGAGCAAACACGTATAGACATTAAACTAGACTCATTAAATATGGATCAGTCATCACTATTTGCGGACATAGATAAATATAACGACAACCTAACAAATTCTGTAAATAAGATAAAACGTTACAAGAATGAAATTATCAAACATAATTATCGTGATAGTTCTTCTACTGCAATCATTAACGGCCTTAACGCAAGATAGTACTAGTTCAATAGTACAAGCATGGCAAGGACCTGACGGAAGTATATGTATGACCATGGGTAGAGCAGCTAAACTATTAAATGCAGAAGATAGTCTACAGATACTGTATATCCAGAATACAATGCTAGAGAATGTTATACTAGACGCTAATTTAGTTATATCCTTATCAGAAGAAGCAATGGATAACTTAATGATACAGAAAATGGTACTTCAATCTAAAATCAAGGTATTAGAGGATAGACTCAACTTAAAGAGTGATAAGATCATGTTATACCTAGAAGAGATAGATGAATGCTCAATTAAGCTAACTAAAGCAAACAAGAAGTTAAAACGACAGAAGACCGCCACAACCATTACATCAGTAATAGGTAGTTCTGCTATCGTGGCAGTTATAGTAACAGTACTAATAATTGTATTATAATTAAACATATAGTAAGATACTAACGTATTTTGCAGGAAAGGAGGGGCGGACCAGTCCGACGAGGTACACCCTTATACTGCATCATATATAGTACCAATACGATTTAACCAATAAAGATTTAAACACGTTAAAACCATATAATAAATGAAGATTAACGGCTATGATATAACAGCTAAGAATGTGTGGGCATACATACAAGGAACTGGGCGCAAAGCACTCAGTGAAAGATATTCAGATATATTTCAATCACCACAACATATCCAAGAGCAGATAGTCTGGCGCGAAGTGATAGCAAATAAGGAATGTTACACATCAGGAAAGTGTATACATTGTAAATGTAAAATGCCAGACAAGTTATATTCAGATAAAGGATGTGATGATGGGTGTTACCCGGAAATAATGAATAGAGATGCATGGAATAACTTCAAACAGTTGTGTGCGCGTAATAAGAGTGATATGTATAATCGTAAGTTCGACTGGGAAACAGCTCTGGCGGACATGACTAGCTTAGGCCCTGTATCATTTCTATCTCTTATTAGTTCTGATAAAGCAAGCGTGCACCTCGGCGTGGGCCGAGAAGGTGATATACTCAATCATACATTCGAATTATTCAATCCACATCAAAAGAAACTAACTATAAATCATATACAACCTAGTTGTCATTGTACAACTGCAGTACCAAAGTCATATGATATAGAACCTAATGAACATGGTGATATAGATATATTTGTTAATACAAAAGATCTAGAGATAAGAGATCATGAAGTGTGGTTAACAATTAGATATAATGATATAGAACGAATTAGCTTACAAATAATTTATACTCTTAAAGAAAAATTATAACTAACAACTAACAACTAACTAAATGAAAAAGAAATTTTACATGGATACTGAGTTCCATGAATATCAAAAAGATACTACATTACTAAAGGATGCAATTAATTCATCAAGTGTACATCAAACATTAATTGATACAATTGAATTAATATCAATTGGTATTATAGATGAAGACGGAAATGAATACTATGCAATATCTAATGAATTTGATATAGATGATGCATGGAATAATGAATGGTTAAGAGATAATGTACTTAAGAATTTATTTGATAGTAAGATATCAGGTAATAAAACAAGTAGAGAATCAATGACTATTAAGAACTTTAAATCTTATATACTTTGTTGTGGTAAATCTAAATATCAAATAAGAGAAGAAATTAAATCATTTTGTGTAAATGGAGATTATACTGATGTGAAAAAGAGAATGGATGAAGGTTTAGAAACTATAGAACCTATTCCAGTTAATGATTACGAATTCTATGCCTACTATGGTGATTACGATTGGGTTGTATTCTGTTGGTTATTCGGAAGAATGATTGACTTACCTAAAGGATTCCCAATGTATTGTAAAGATCTCAAGCAATTATTAGATGGTAAAGCAGAACTATTAAAAAAGAAAATATCTAATAGATTCTCTAAAGGTTTAGATTTTGATGAAGTATTATTTATTAAATCATTACATAATTATCCAACACAAGATAATCTCCATAATGCATTAGATGATGCTAAATGGAATAAAAAATTACATGAATTTTTAAATGAATTGCAATGATGAAATGGATCAAACAATTATTCTGTAAACACAATTATGAGAAAACATATAGTATTCATGGAGATATGATTATTATGACAGGATATAAAAGAAGTGTATGGAGATGCACTAAATGTAAAAAACATAAATTTAGTAACTATTTAAATAAATTAAAATGAAACAAGTAAAAGAAAATGCAGTAGTAGCAAATAACTCACATTCATATTCAGTTAATACATATACAGTTGGCCCTAATGGATTAGAAATAACTGGTGCTCAACCTATTAATTTAGTACGTGGATCTAAAGTAGATGGTGAAAATATACTTTCTAAACAAGATGGATTCTTAACTGAACAATTACTATGGATTGCACAAAATTATCTATCAGAAGTAAATGTAGGTGATATGAAGACTAGAGAAACATCAATTGCTATTACTAAGATACAAGAGGCATTAATGTGGATTAATAAGCGTCATGATGATAGAGTAGAACGTAAGGTGTTAAATACTTATAATAAATAATGATAAATAAGAAACATAAGCAAAGCATTCGTAAGTTATTAAGTGGTACTAATCTTGATCACTGGAGTTTAGCATTACAGATATTAACTGGTCAACTTAGTCGAGATAACGCTGAATCAATGATACTACAGTATATTATTAATATACATAATTATAAGATTGAGAGTAAAATGACAAGTAGTATTAGAACTTGGATTAAAGAGAAAATAATTAATGAGAAATTAATTAATTATTTCAATAGAACCTTTAAATACATAACTGGATTACGTGAGCAATTAACAAATGGTCATACTGTACAACATAACGGAGTTCTTACATTATGTCAACTTGAAGACTGGTTTGACTCTATTATTACATCACGCAAACAAAAAAGTATTACATTGTCATGTGGAAAAGAAATAGCAGAACTATTTGATGAACTAATAAAAGAAGAAATAAATGTATAATTGTCCACCTGGCGAACCATTAACATGGAAAACACAAAGATATGAAGAAAGGAGAGACTGGATCGAACGTAAAGGATCTACAATATAAATTAAAGAAAGTATTAAATCGTAATATATCAATTGATGGTGATTATGGTAATACAACAAAACAAGCAGTTTGGGATTTTCAAGGATTATATAATCTATATGTAGATGGTGTAGCAGGAGAGAAAACAATGGCTGTATTAAATAGAGCATATAATGCCTTACATAAAGAAAATAGTAACTTACTTAATCTTGGAAAGAAACGATTTGTTATCTTTGTTGATGCTGGTCATGGCGGTATTAATGATAATGGCAACTATACAACATCCGGAAAACGTGCATACCATAATGGACGTGAACTACATGAACGTGGACACTACTATGAAGGTTATGAGAATAGAATAGTTGCAGAAGCATTTATAGAAGCTTGCATGAATAAAGGAATCATGTGTATTCGCACATATCATCCATCCAAAGATACATCTCTTTCGTATCGTACTGATTTAATTAGATCATATCTACGTAGAGGATATTATGGATATATGCATTCATTTCATTCTAATGCTATTGCATCATCTAACTCACAAAGTAAAATGGAAGCAACCAAAGGTTATATGGTATTTAATACTAGAGGAGATACATTTTCAGATGATATAGCTACTATACATTATAATAATGTTAAGGATGAAATAGGAGAAGGTAACTGGAATTTTAGAGTACAAAAACAAGATGATGGAGATATCGATTTTGAAGTCAATTTCCAAATGTTAAGGGAAACAGATTTAAATGAATTCGAAAACTTTGGTGCAATACTAGATGAATGGGGATTTCATACATCTGGTGAAGACTGTCAATTTATATTAGACAGTAGAGAACAACGAATAAACGCATGTCTTAAGACAGCACAATGGGTAAAACAAAAATTAAATAACTAATGCCGAATTTTATTGCACAAACAGAAGCTCAGATTACTAGTGATCTGGCTACATATGGATATGTTCATACGGAAACAACTAATGGGATAACTCCATTAGTTATGTATTTTACTGATTCATTAGGATCAATATTAAAACTTAGTGTAGATACAAGTATTCCATTATCTACAGCAATGGTTTATACTAACAATGTAACCAATTGTCATCGAGAGCAAGTTGCTGTACTTGCCAGTTCAGTAGTTACAGATCTAGCATCATTAGATGCTTTATTAATTGCCGTATATCCTGTTGTGGACCCTATGGTAATTAAAGTAGAAGAACTAGCAAGTGTCGAAGAAAGAGAAGTATTAGTACCCACAGGAACCACATATTATACAGTAACTGAATTTACAGATGATGATTTAATTGTTTATAATGTAGGTGGTGTACAATCTCCATATCGAGATCGTACTTTATCTTGGGTACCAGTTACTCTCGTAGGACCAAGTTGGTTCTTAAATAATGATCTTACAGTACAAGTAAATACAGCAGATGTATTTAATATTGCTCTTGGTAACTATATAGTAGTAAAACCATAATAACTAATAACTAACTAAAATAATATGAACTTATCAAATCGTTTATTTCAGATAATAGATGAAGAACCCGTATATTGTGTAATACTTATAAATATTAAGTGTTACAAAGAATTGTATATGTTGGATAAAAGTGATGATAAACATAAATATGCACAACACTTAGTATATATATGGTATACTTGCGATCCATCATCACCTTACTTTAATTCAGAAGAAAGAGAACTAGATGCAGCCATGGAAGTTTATGGACGTAAAAAAGTAATGACAAAGCAATTAAAGAAATGTATGACGGAATATAATAAACGTCAGTCAACCCCAATGATCCGTGCGTATAAACGTGCAATGAAAATAGCAGATCAACAGGAATCACTACTTAAAAAGAATGCTAGTCAAGTACAAGAATTCGAAAGACTTATTGATGATGCAACAACATTAATGCGTACACTAGGATGTAATCCAGATGATATATTAACTCGTATTGAGTTAATGGAACGTTTAGAAGATCTACAAACTAAGAAGATTAAACGTGAATCTGATATGGCAGCATTAATACCAAAAATAAATAAACAGGTTAAAGATCTGTTAGAACTTAAAAAAGAAGTGGATAAAGATAGAATGCAAATAGATAGTGACGATAATAAAGATGCTATATCTAATTTTATTGTTGATGCATTCATAGAGAAATATATGTAATAACTAACTATGTATAAAACCAAACAAGACTTAAAGAATATACAATTAGAATATGATAAAGGTGTTTTACTTCCAACAGCAAAAGAGAAGTTGATAATTAATCCTAAGATAGCATATGAGGTAACTAATATTGATGTTAAACAATCAATACCTGAACATGCTATATTAAAAAGGATTGAACCTGTATATGGTATAATCAGTGACTTCTCTAAAGAATATACTCCGGTAGATAATCTATTGTGGGACTATTTATATTTTACTGATTCTAAATTATTCGCACCTGCAGGAGAAGCATTCATGAAAAGTCTTAATGCTACTAAAGGTAAGACTGGGTTAAAACCAACATATACTAAACACTTACCCGGAACAACAGCATACAACAGATTCTGGGAAGAAGAGTTCCTTCGTATAACAAAAGGATATGAACCAGAAATAGATGGTAAACCTTGTGGTATTAAGATACCTGGTGAGTTTTATTTTTATCTGAATTATGGTTGGATGCAAAAAGTAGAGTTCAATGATAAAGGAGAAGTAATAAGTGATAAGTCAGGTGTTCCTGATTTTCTATCGATGGATTATTACTTCTATAAAGAATTAGAAGCTAGAGAAAATCCTGCTAAATATAATCTACCTTTTGAATATAAACAATCTATGTCAATTACTAAGTCTCGTCGTAAAGGATTTAGTTATAAAGCAGGGTCAGGAGCAGTATGGTGTACAGCATTTAGAGACAAAGCAAAAGTCCTTATTGCGTCAGCTCAAGGAAAAGATGCTACCTTGTGCTTTCAGAAAGCAATGGATATTATTGATCATATAACATTATATACTCCTTTTGGTAGAAAGAATCCAGGACATCCAAGTTCTAATGGAGGTTGGAAGCATATGACAATGAGTCAAACTAAGGATCATGGCGAGTTTGTTTTCGGGTTAATTAATACTCGTACAAGAATGAAGAAAGGAAGACGTAGTGAAATAGTTACAGCGTCTTTATTTAATAAACCAGATGCTGCTTCTGGTGAAGGTCTTACAAGACTATATATAGAGGAAGCAGGAAAGATATCTAATTTAGCTGATGCATGGGTATTCTCATTAGAATCAATGCGTGTAGGTTCTGTATATCGTTCAGGGATTGCAGTAATATTTGGAACTGGTGGATCTATGGTATCTGCTTCAGGGAAGAAAGGTTCATCGCAAGATTTTGCTAATATGAATGATAGACCTGAATCAGTAGGATTAGCTGCATTTAAAAACATATATGAATATAAACCTACACAACGTAAATGTGGTTTCTTTGTATCTGATATGTGGGCTAACTTTGGTTCTAAGATAACCATAGATGGTAAAGTGCATTATGGTTTAGATAAAAATGGTAATGCATGTTTTTGGGTTGCTGAATTAGCATTAAATAAAGAACGTGCAGGTAAACGACCACCATTAGGTAAGAAAAGAATATTTGATAAATTCCTTACACAACGTTGTAAAACCCCAGCAGAAGCATTTCTTATTACAACTGGTAGTCGATTTCAAACTGAAGATCTTGTTGAACGTAAGACTAAAATAGCTATATCACGAGGAGGATTTGAATCATTACGGATGCCAGGTGAATTAGTAGACATAGATGGTCGAGTAGAGTTTATACCTAAACCTCATGAAGAACCATTATTAAATACATATAATGAAGCAGAAAGAGAAGGTTGCTTCTTAAGATATGAACCACCATTAAAATTAGGTGGATCAATACCAGATGATGCATATATTATTTCAGTGGATCCAATTGGTATTAATACAGATACAGGTGGATCATTGACGGCTATTATTGTATTTAAGACAAGAAAGTATGAATCATGGTTAGGTCCTGAAAAGATTGTAGGTATTTACTTTGGTCGTAAGAAACTTAATCCACAAGGATATGTACATAGATTATTACTTAAATTATCTAAATATTATAATGCTAAGATAACTATAGAGAATGATAGAGATGGTGGTATACCTCAATACTTTATTCGTAAAGGAGAAGCTGCTAGATTAATGGGACCTCCTATTACTACAATGGAGAAGATTATGCCAGGTAGTAAAACATCACGTAGACCGTATGGTCATTCAATGTCAACAGTTCGACATAAACAAATTGGAGAAGATTTATTATATGAATGGTTAGATTTACGTGGATCTAATATAACTTATTATGATGAAGAAGATGGTGAAAAGACTATTGAATCAGGATTACGTAATATAGATAGATTAGAAGATCAACTACTAATTGAACAATTAATTAAGTACGAACGTGGTGGTAACTACGATTTAGTTATGGCAATGATGGGAATTGTAGTTCAATTAAAAGAATGGTACGATCCAGAAGATACAGATCCATATGAAGAAAATAGTATATCAGATCAACTTAATAAATGGAAAGTAAAACGATTTGGCTCATATGAAGACAAATTAAAATATAACAAAAGAAAATTTAAACGATAAAATTATTATTAATGAAATACTTTTTAAATCAACGTATCTCTGCCAAGAAGAAGAATAAAGCATGGAGAGAGAAAATGGTTGATCATTACGTTGAACTATCTTATACTTGGTATGATGATTGGGATAGAATTCAAGAGAATTATGCTCTTAAAAACAATCAACTAGATCGTAAAGAAATAGCAAGTATATGCAAAGGTCTTGGTTCGGAAGAACATGCTGATGTATTTATTAATGCATATAATAAGACACACAATGTTATTGATGCTTTGCAAGGAGAAGAATGGAATCGTCCGTTTTCATATGGTATTATTAATAATTCCAAGCAAGCAATAGATAAGATTGATAGAGACAAAAGACGTGAAATAGATGAGTCTGCAGATGCAATCTTCCAATTAGAAATGCAACGTCAACAAGAACTTTATGGAATAGAAGAAAAGAAATTAGGAGAAGGAGGAGACGAACAGCAAACTCAAAAAGCTATTCAAGAATTACAAGAACGATATGATAAATTATATGGAAATATTGTTGATCCTAAGACAATATTTGACAAGTATAAAAATATAACTACCGCAGAAGAAATAGCCATACATAGAATTATGACTATGCAAGCAGCCAAACTTAACCTTAAGTTTGTAAAGAATCAAACCTTTGAAGATGCTATAATTGCAGGTAGAGAAGCTGTAGAAATTTACTCACTACACGAAGATGACTTACCTAGAGTAAAACAAATTAACCCATTAAATTTATTTTTTCAGAAATCTCCTGATGTAATGTGGATTCAAGATTCAGATTATGCAGGGTATCGTGAATTGATGACTATAGATAAGGTACTAGAAGACTATGGTGAATTCCTCACCAAAGCTGAATTCAAAAAACTAACTGAAACAGGTGCTTATGGTGGTGCAGTAAAAGGACTTCATCATCCATTCACAGTTAAACCTGGACACAAACAACCTTCTGAAGATACAGAAGTACGTGGGTTTCGTGATATTCCTCGTGGTAGAAATGGATTAACTAGTGAAGATTATTTTGCATTAAGTGAAGAATATGGTGGACCGGACAATGGTTACATGAGTAGTGATTATGTTAGTCGTATAGGATTAAGTGCTACTAATAATAGAATAAGTAATCTACGTGAATTTATTGATGTGTATACTATTTATTGGAAGTCACAACGTAAGATAGGACACTACAAATTTATCAATGATTACGGCGAACAAGACGAAACATATGTCTCAGAGTCGTTCTCAATTCCTAAGCGCGCCACGAAAGAAACAATACCAGATGGTTATACTAAATCTAAAGTTATACATTATTGGACAGATTCTAATGATGATACGCAAAAGTTCTCATTAGAATGGATCTGGGTGCCAGAAGTATGGAAGGGGGTTAGAATTGGTAAAGACATATATTGTCAGACAGCGCCAGTACAACATGCCTATCAATCATTATTAAATCCCTATGAAGTTAAATTACCCATTTATGGTTATGTATACAATAATAGAAATGCATACAGTGTTTCTATCATGGACAGAATGAAACCGTGGCAGAAGATTTATTATGTCATTATGGCTAGACTACTTAAATTAATTAGTCAAGATAGAGGTGTTCTTACTTTTATTAACATACATATGTTAGATAAGAATTTAGGATTTGAAGAAGCATTGCGAGTTGCAGACGATGGTGGTATTGTACCATATAATCCATTAAGTAATTCTAAAGGAGCTGGTGGTTTTGGTAATATGAATACTATGAAAGTAGCTGAACGCATTGATGCTACTAACTCTCAAGCTATTCAACATTATATCACTATATTAGAATTTATTGAGAATAGTATTAAACTAGCAGCAGGTATGTCAGATCAACGTATGGCTCAAACAAATGCTCGTATGACTGCTACAGATAACTATAGAGATACAATGCATTCAATTAATATTACAGAGACCTTACATGCCGCACATGATTTATTGTGGGAAGACGTGTTACAGGGAATGATGGAAATGACCCTAAAAGTTCTTAGTGAAAGTACGGGGAAGATACGAGGCTTTCTAAACGATGAAGAAAAAGTATTAGTGGATCTAGATATGTTAAGTTTGGAAGACAACTTCCGATTACGTGTAGCAGATAATTCTAAAGCGTTTAAAATACTTGAACAATCTAAACAACTTGCTCATGCACTTGTACAGAATGATAAAGCTAGTCTTGATACATTAATTGAATTAATGGAGACAGAAAACTTAAGTGAATTCAAACACTTAGTTAGAGAAGCTGAGGAGAAACATCAAGAACGTCAAGAGCAACAACAACAATCTCAACAAGATCATGAGAAAGAGATGGCTGAAATGCAACGTAAACAGAATGAAGATAACCAAATTGCTAAATTAGATGAGATTTACTTAAAAGGTAAATTAGACTTTGAAAAAGAAGAAATGAAAGCTGATAAACAAGCTGCTTCATTTGATCCTGAAAAAGATTATAATAGAGATGGTATTGCTGATTACTTGCAACAAGATCAATTGCAGCAGAAAATAGATAATGAATCTCGTAAAATAGATCTTGATGAGTTTAAAGCAGGAATGGAAGAACGTAAAAATGAACAAGATCAACAAATTAAATTAGATGAATCTTTAAGACAAACTGAAAAGGACAACGCAGATCGAGAAGTTACATCTTCTGCAAATGCACAGAAAAGTAAACTAGAGGCCATGAAAATAAAGGCAATGAAAGATAAAAAGTCTACATAATAAATAACTAACTAACTAACTAACTAAATAAATTATGCATAAAACAACAAGTACAATATTAACTGGAGTTAATCTTCTGGTTGATACTGTTAAACAAACACTAGGAACAAAAGGTCGTACTATTTTATTTAATGATGAGAACAATAGAACTCACATTACTAAAGATGGTGTGACTGTTGCTCGTCATATCTTTTCAGAAGATGATTATGAGAATATGATAATTACTGTATTACGTGAAGCATCACTTAAGACTATGAAGTCAAGTGGAGACGGCACTACAACAACAATGATACTTGCTCAATATATTATTAATGAAGGACTTAAATTACTTGATGAAGGATTAAGTTTTTATGAAATGAGTCGTCAAGTTGATGAAGCTGTCAAAGATGTAGTAGATTATATTAATAATACTTCAATTAAAATAGAAGATAATCAAGAATTACTTCGTGAAATTGCAGCTATTTCTTCTAACGATGAAAAGCTTGGAGATTACATTTATTCAATCATAGAAGAGATTGGATTATATGGAGATATTGAAGTTAAAGAATCTCAATACTCTGAAACTCGTAAGATTCAAACTAAAGGAATGAAGTTACATAAAGGTTGGATGGAGAACTTTATGATGAATGATCCACGTGAATTAAAATTTAAAGCAAATGATTGCCATATTCTTATTATTGATGATATCATTCAAGCTATTACTGATATTGATCAGTATATTAGACACCTTAATGGAAAACCGTTGGTAGTATTCTGTGATGAGGTTACAGATATTACATTATCCCAAATTCAAAAATGGATGAGTACTACAGGTTATCCTGCATGTTTCGTCCACAATGATGGACACGGAGAACGTAAACAAATATTAATGAATGATCTTGCTGCATTAACATCAGCATATGTTATTTCTGCACAAGATCCATTTGATCCTGATAATTTAGGATTCACTGGACAGATACAAGTTGGTGAATGGCATACATCTATATTAGATGGTGAAAGTGATACGGATATGATTGAAGCTATTACATATGATATTCAAGAAATATTAAATGATGATGCAAATGATGATGAAACATTAATTACTAATGTAGATCGTAAGTTTCATAAAAAACGCTTAGCTAATTTAACAGGTGGATTAGCAGTAATTCATGTGGGTGGACGTACACAAATGGAGATGAAAGAATTGAAGGATAGATTTGATGATGCTGTATTGGCTGTAGGAAGTGCTATTAAACAAGGAGTTAATGTTGGGGGTGGTTCTACTTATATTAACTGTCAGAAGATACTAAATAAAAGATATAAGGAATCTAAAGGTAGAGGATATAAATTAATTATAGATTCACTTGATTCCCCATTCAAACAATTATTAACTAATGCTGATCTATCTAGTCAATTTGGATTTTATAAGAATCAACTTACTAAAGGTAAAGCATTAGATCTTCGTGATAATAAATTATATAACCTTGCAACAACAAAATATACAGTGTATGATCCATCATCTGTATTGATTGATTCGTTAATTAATGCAACTGCTGTAGCAAAATCATTACTATCTATAAAAGATGTACTTTTTGATGGAAAGAAACTAGGCGGTTAGGCTTAGTATTAATGATTAAAGAACAATTATTTAAATAAAACAGATTATATTAACAACTAAATTATTAAATTACAAATGAGTGATTATAACATTCCCGAAGCGGAATTAAACTTTAGTAGCTTTACTATTGATGATATTTCAAAAACAGTAAATGCTGCCCAGGCAGATGTTACAAAAGATAACACACCTGAAGAGGAAGAAGAAACAGTAGAAACGAATCAACCTATAAATGTTCTTACACAAGACGATATACGTACTGTCACTAAAAGTGAAGAAGATGAAACAATAGAAACAGAAGTTACACCAGAATCAGAAACTACTACTGAAAATGCAGAAGTAGAACCAGAAGGTAAAGCATCTTATGCAGATGAAGTATATTCTGCAGCAATTCAATTAGCTAAAGAGAATGGTTTATTGAATATTCCAGAAGAAATGGAAGGTGAAATGACTGATGAAGTTTGGCAAGATCTTTTACAAAAGAATGAAGTAGAACGTCAACAACGAACTATAAATAATATTCGCAATAATGCCAAAGATCCTAAAATTGTTGAACTCCTTGATTATGTTATGAACGGAGGTGGATGGTATGGATTTAATGAAATGCAAGATACTATTCAAGAAGAGATTGACATTACATCATTAGATGAAAGTAAAGAAGAAGATCAACGTTATTTAATTGAGTTATATTTAAGTGATGGTTTGGATGCAACAAATCCAGCTCATATACGTAGATTACAAAATATCGATAACGAAGTTAATACTGCTTTTGATAGACTTGAAAATGATGCATTATCCAAAGAAGCTAAAAATTATCTATTAGATAAAAATACAAAAGCTAAACAATATATTGCAGACCAACAACAATTACATCAAGCTCAACAACAAGAGGAAGTCAATCGTCAAGCAGCAGCTAGACAGAATTGGAATAATCAATTCAAAACTACTCTAAATGATCGTAACTGGTCACAGGATAAAAAGAATAATATTGTAAGTCAATTTGATATTGTTCAATTGGATAACGGAGCAGAGATGGAAATGTGGCAATATAAGTTTGATGCTATTTGGAGAGATCCTGCAGCAACTCAAATATTCATGGATTTCTTATCAGACTTTGATCCTAGCGCATTACAATTTAAAAAACAAGGACAAACTATTAATAAGCAAGTTACTTCAACCATAAAGAACTTGATTAATAAAAAAGCTCAGACCAGCTCAAAAGGTCAACATGTTTCGAAACGTAGAGTCGCTGGAAAGCAATTACCAAAGATCGATCCAAACAACTTTTAAAAAAATTTAATTTTTTATATTAACAATCAACAAAACATTTAAAACAAATGTCAGTAAAAAACTTTGAGAATGCTAAAGCGATCCATAATGGACAACTTCGTCCAACTGTATTAACAGATGGCCTTTTAGCAACTGGTGAGATTACTGGTCTACACTTAAGCCAAGCTTTCGGTAGTACTGAAAATCTTGCGACAATTAATATGGGTTATGCACAAATCTTTAGTGCAACTAACCGATATCACAGCAAGCCTATCCTTGGAATGACTGAGGCTAAAGGTAAAGTAAAAACAATTAATCGTAGAGGTTTCCGTTGGGAACTATCTGGAGGTAACACACAAAAAGCTCGTATTACACGTGTTGTTTGTACTGATGCTCGTCCAGGTCTACATTTACAAACTTTTGATATCGTAGTTGATAAGCCATGGTTTAACGTATCTGATATTATTATTCCTCAGAATAATAAACGTCAATGTCGTGTAAGTACTTTTGGTAACGGTCAATCACGTAGACATCATCAAGTAGGACCTAACGCTTATCGTTATACTATTCAATACATTACTAATAACGGTAATGAATTCTTACCCGCCAAGTATATCCAAGAAGGACAAGAATGGTGTAAAGTTTCTAGTGCTGTAGGTGATGAAGATAACATCGATGCTGGTGGATTCCAATTCTACTCAATCTTCGAAAGTGAAGGTCAAATCCAACAACATGCAATTAAGGTAGAAGTATCTGATAAAGCTGCTCGTCGTGCGAAACAAGCACAAAAAGATGGTAGTGATACAGATGAATTCGGTAAATATCTTAAGATGTTATGGGTTAAGTATGAAGACAAAGTAACAGGTGAACCAATGCACCGTTTCATGGCTTTATTAGATGCAGAAGCATATAATGAGTTATACCAAAACGTTGAATGGACATTAATCTTCGGTAAGACATCTAATAACATGGTGACACCAGAAGGACATCAAATCTTAACTGCTTCAGGATTACGTCAACAATTAGAATCAGGTTATACACTTGAGCATAATGGTACATTATCTTTAGAAGAATTAGAAGACTGGTTTGATTCAATTATGAAAGACAAACTTTCAGAAGGTGAGCAAAAAATCGTTTTATCTGCCGGTCGTGAATTCCGTAAGATGTTCGATAAGATGATCAAAGTAGATGCTAGAGCATTTACAACTATTGATACATTATTCCTTCGTAAAGGAGACAACTTCCGTCATATGGATTTTGGTTCTTACTTTGCATCTTATAAAGGTTTCACAGTTGATATTTCTGTAATGGAAAATCCAGCTTACGATAATCAATACTACTGCCCACAAATGCACCCAGTGCGTACAGAGGTTTGTATCGATTCATGGAGAGCTGATATCTTGGACTTCGGATCAAGTAAACAACAAGGAACTGGAGGAGAAACAGATAATATCTGTATGATTCAAGAGTCATACTGTGACTACAATATCACTTACAACGGTAAATGGTATGGAGCACATGATGGTAAATCAGGTCAACCAATCACAGATGGTGGTTTAGGACAAGGTGGTGGAGTCTCAGGATATTCTATCCTAAGAGAGAAATCAGCTGGACTTATGGTTGCTGATGTAACTCGTTGTGGATCAATCTTCTTATCTTTTGACGATTAATCAAAAGAAATAAATACATTTTTATAACTTATTAACTAACTTAAAATGACTACATATATTCAAAACGATACTAGAAAAATTAGAATCGAACCAAATCCTTTTAGAAGTCAAGGTAACAAATTTAAAATGAAGACTAGGAAACTCAGTGGCGGACAGCCAGTTGTAAACATACATGGTAAACCTGTGTATACGGATACAACTCCTGAAGCATTATATAGAGTTCCTGGTACGAGTAAAAGATTAGCTGCCGCAAGATCAAGTACAAATTCTTTGAGAACTGGCTTAGATCATCTTGTAGATAATCCGTATAAAAACTTAACGACTTATACACAAGAATGGGAAACTATATTAAAGGGAAAAGACGAAGTTTTACTGCAACACCTATTAGAATATGAATGTGATTATGAAATTAATTTCTTAACACACCGTGTTCAACCAGGAGCAATTGAATCTGATAAGGTTGATAGAAAATTCTTTGAATCTGTTGAATCAAAACCGAGATTAGATGGAGGTGTGAGCTTCTTAAATATGTCTAATCCAATACATAGAGTAAATTATTATACTCTATTAGCTCACAAGGCCGTAGCTAATACTTATGAGGAACTTCTTGATGGAGGGAATCTAGATGCTGAATGGTACATCGTAGACGAACAAGCTAAACACGTACGTGAAAAGTCTAAATCTATGAGAGTTGTAGAAGCAGGAGCCGCATTGAAAGAATTATCAGATAGTAATTCTGATGCAATGCTTCAAATGGCTAAAGCTTTAGAACTATCAGAAGCAACTGATCGTAATCTTACAGTCGATAGAGCATGGAATGCAATATATACTTATTATAATAAAAGTGCATCAAATTTTGATCAATTCATAGTTGTTTATAAATTATGGAAAGATCCAAATAACGGTAGAGATAAATTCGTCGCAATGGCTGATTTATTCAATTACCAACACCAAGGGTTAGTAAGTTATAAAAATGGAAAATACACATGGTTTAAAACTATTCCAGGAGAACCTACACAAACTTTCATGTTTACTGGTAAAATGGCGTTCATTACTGAATTCCTATTAGCACCACAACAACAAGAGAATGTAGAATTTCTTCAGGATGAATATGAAAACAAAATTAAATAACAATGCGAATAGAACAGGCGCATTATCAAT